CCGGTGGGAGTTCGACAGGGTTGATTCTCCGTCCCTTTGATGAGAGTAGGCTTCGGCCATGCGTAGGCGAAGCAAAAAGAAGCAGCGGGAATACGTCGAGCGGCGCAAGTTGGTTCGACGAATGCTCGAGGACCGTCCGTATTGCGAAGCCTGTCCGATATGGGCATCTCACGATGGCAGAACATCCTACGTCAGGAGTGGGAGCGTCGACATCCACGAGTTGAAGCGACGTTCCCAGGGCGGATCGATTCTTGATGAAAGCAATTGCATGGCAGTTTGCCGCCGATGTCATGACCGAATTGGCCGGGAGCCGCAACTGTCCGTGGACCTAGGTCTAGCCAAGAAGAGTTGGATGAAATGAACATTCTTGGTCTTGACCCTTCCCTCACTTCGACGGGAATATGCACTGGAGATGACTCCTGTATCGCATACCACTCGTATGATGAAGACACGGCACGACTAACAAACATTCGTAATTATGTCTTGAAGGTATGTTCAGAAGAAAGTATCAAGTGTGTGATTATGGAGGGTTATTCTTATGGTTCACGCACCCGAGCGCATGCCCTTGGGGAACTCGGTGGGGTGCTGAAGGTGGCGTTTGACGAGGCATGGATTCCTTTTGTGATCGTGCCTCCCACTTCACGGGCCAAGTTTGCTACTGGCCGTGGGAATGCCGGCAAGGCTGAGGTAATTTCAGCGGTGTCGTTCAGGACTAAGAGATCCTGGTCGGGTAAGGGCGTCGAGGATCGTATTGATGCTTGGGTGCTTCGTGAAATGGGCCTCCAACGACTCGGTGAGAGCCAATACAAATGGCCCGCCGAGAACCTCAAGGCTCTTGACAATATCGATTGGGAGCCATTGCTGATGATGGCGGGAGTAGGGAACAGTGGACCGATCACGACCAATTAGTCAGGTCGACATTGAGCATGAACTAATGCGTCTAATCGAATCGTTGGAGAGCGAGACCGAAGCCTTCGAGCAATTGGCGGAGGACGCCGCCAAGAAAGAAGCGAGGTACAAGGCCAGTTGGGCCAAGGAGTACCTATCCGCCAAGGGGTCAATCAAGGAACGGGAGTCGTGGGCTGACTACAAGATGGCTGACGAACAGTTTGAGTACAAAATATCGGAAGCCCTACTAAAAGCGAAACGGGAGAAGTTGCTCTCCCTGCGGACATCGATTGACGCCATGCGGACGCTCAACGCAAACGTCAGATATCAAGTAGGTCCATGATGGAACACAACGTGAGCAAAGCGTTGAACGGCCTGCTGGTTCCTCTGGATTCTCTCGCTCCGCTGGAATACAACCCACGAATTGGCAACGTCCCAGCGATCATGGCCTCTTACGAGGAGTTTGGTCAAGTTAAACCGATTGTGGTGAGACCGAATGACGACGGCACGTCAACCGTCGTTGCCGGCAACCACCAGGTTGAGGCAGTTAAGCGTCTCGGATGGACGCACATCGCTGCTGTGCCGATCGATGCAGACGACAAGCGGGCGGTTGCGTTTGCCCTCGCAGACAACCGGACGATGGAATTGGGATATACGGATCCGGTTCAGGCGTCCGAGATGATTATTCACATCGTTGATGAGTACAACGATTTGATGGAGAGCCTCAACTGGGACGATTTCGAGATCGCTTACTATGAGGAGCAAGCCAAGAAGGCCAAGTCCGGCAGTGGTGACGAGGTCGGTTTCATCACCCCAATGCTCACGGAAGTGGTTGGGGCTGCAGCCGAGATGTTGGCGGGAATGGTTCAGGAGGGCGAGGACGGAGAACGACATATCGTTGCTGACGATTCAGTAGACCATGCCGATGTGGCGGTCCAGGGAAGCGCGGTACTGGTTCCGGGCGCCGCCCCTCGCGCTGTAGTCCAATACACGATCGTCTTTGATGATCCCGACCAGCAAAAGCGATGGTATGACTTTATTCGATGGCTCCGAAACAATCCAGGTTATGACGGAGCCACCACAGGACAAAAGATTCTTTCGTTTATTGATTCCCATTCCGAACTGTGAGTCGCCAGAGAATGTTTCTCGACATCTCGTGTGTCGAGGCGGCCCGACAAAGAATCCGGCACGTTTACGACACGTTTGACACCGTTTGTGTTCAGTTCTCCGGTGGTAAAGACAGCACGGCGGCCTTATATCTAGCCAAGGAAATCCACGAGGAACGTGGTCTGGGTCCGGTAAAAGTCATTTTTCGTGACGAGGAGATGGTCAGCCCACTCGTCGAGGAATATGTCAACATGGTTCGCCAATTCGATTGGGTGGACATGGAGTGGTACTGCCTGCCTGTTGGCGCGGAGATATGGGTGCTGGGCAGACGGCAGTCTTTGATCCTTTGGGACGAGGAACGAGCAAAAGAAGGAAAACTTGTACGCCCCATACCCGACTGGGCCATCACCGCATTTCATTTCGGGTTGAATCACTCCGAACCCTTAACCAAATCTATGGACGAATACACGATGCAGGGCAAGGTCGGTCAGGTTGCATTCATTACTGGAGTCAGGGCTTCTGAGTCCATGATCCGCTACAGGTCGGTTGTCCAGAAGTTGAACGAGAATTACATCAATAACCCCTACAAGTTGAGCAAGAGAGTTCCCCTCAAGTTGGCCAAAATCATCTACGACTGGAATGTCGACGATGTTTTCAGGTTTATTTCAGAAGAACACAACGCACCCTACTGCGAGTACTACGACCGGGCGGTGGTGACTGGCTCCAATACGAGGGTCGGAGTTCCACTACACGCAGTCGCTGTTCGACGGATTGGCGATTTGGTAGCAACGGAGCCAGAGTTCTTTGATCGTCTTTGCGAGTGTTTTCCACAGATAGACGCTCAGCGGCGGTGGTGGAAAGATGTCGACGTTGACAAGTTCATAACCATCTATTCGGAGGGTGGCTGGGATGGTGTTTCTGAGTTCATCGATACTTACATGATCGGACCCGGCAACACCGAGCGGGCTAAGGCGCTGACTGCAGAGTTTCGTCGCAAGCATGCTCGTGATCCATACTCGTATCCATTCGAAAATCTGTTGCGTCACTTGCTGCTGAAGGAAATCGGCAGCGCCAGGTCAGTAACGCCAGTCGGGCCGAAGACGCGAGCGCACACGCTCCGAATGAAGGAGATGACAGATGGAGATTGAATCGGTCGAGGGTGAATCCCTCAACATTCCCGACTGGGGTGCCACCTACATTCTGAGGCCCGACCTGCTGGTCTTGGCGCGGTCCATTGCCGAACACGGAATTCTTGCGCCACTGGTGGTGCAGCGGGAGGGAGCCAACGTCATCGACGGCGGACAGCGCCTGCGCCTCGTGCTGGGCAACGCTGCCCTCAATGAAGCGTGCGAGGGAAAGGTTCCGGTGACGTGGATCGACTGCGACAACGCGGAAGCGATGATCCTGCACATTCAAATCAACCGAGGACGTGGAGCGATGGTTGCCCACAAGTTGTCTAAGTTGGTCAAGACACTCAAACGTGTCATGCGTATGACCGACGCTGAATACAACGATTTGTTCAGTATGAAATTCGACGAACTCGAATTGATGTTGGATGGTTCGATCATCAAGCACCGGAAGGTTGCGAACCATAGGTACTCTCGAGCGTGGGTTCCGGTAGAGGCTCCGCCGGGGACGACTGACAGTGATCTGGCGATTCGTCGTAAGGTCGTCATAGAGAAGCCACCCAATCCCGACAGGTAGTGAATGGTAGACTCTTACTTAGATTCGAATCCTGTAGGAGTCTTTATGAAGTCCGGCATATTCTTTGGTTTCAGGCTGATGTCTTTGCTCATGCCGTTGCAGAGTTATTGGATCCAGGTCAGTTGGGCCAACAGGTTTAAACTGCGGTCAGGCAAGGCTCGTCGCATCGCAAGCGCTGCCCTCAGGCGGCGGACTTCGGGACGCAGAACTGAGAGCGTGAGAGATATCACGCGTCAGGTTTGGCAGAACAGGCGAACTGGCCGAACCCGGGCAAACCGGCCGTAGTGACTCGCCTGTAAGGGCGGTAAAAACGCATGGCATTAGTAACCAAAGGCGACATCGTCAAATACATGGACATCACCTTGACTCCTTTGCAGGAGGACTCGGCTGATGTGATTTTGGCAGGCTTGCAATCCGAGTTGGAGACTTATCTGGGTCGTCCACTTGAGGTCAATACATACACCGACGAGGTGCATGTGATGGGATCCGATCATGTTGGGGTTCCCATGAATTCCTTTTTTTACAATCACGACTCCTCGGACTCATCGTCAGGTGCTTGGCCTACCATCTCGACTTTTACCGATCCTCCGGAAACGGTATATCTCAGGAACAGTCCGATTGTTACCGTAACGAGCGTAACGCGTAGGGGTGCATCGGCTTCCGCCACCACGGACACTCTGGTTGAATACACGAATTACATTGTGCGTCGATACGGGATCGATGTCTATGGGAGTCTTGCTAGCGACAAGATCACGGTCACTTACACGGCGGGTCTGGCTGGCGCGAATATCCCAATGTTCAAGTTGATGATTTTGCGTGCGGCGGCTCGGGAGATGCAGAACATGCACGATGACGTTGTCGGCATCAAGGACCTTGATCCTAGAGAAACCACTTTGGCGGAAATCGGTTTCATGGAAAAGGAACTGCTTGCCATCAAGAGGTATCGGCGCGTAAGGGTTTCGTAATGCGGATCGATATTGATGTCGAATATGATGACGACGAGGCACAGAACAAAATCGACGCGATACAGCGCCGGGGTAGGAACTTCAAACCTCCCTTAGAGGAAATTCGCGACGAGTTGCAGAAAGCCTGGACTGGCAACTATCTCGCCCACGGTCTTGCGGTAGGGGGTTGGAAGCCGTTGGATGCGGAATACGCGTCTTGGAAGGCTGTCCATTACCCGGGAGCACCGCCGCTCATTCAGACCGGGGAACTGTTCAAAGCCATCTCCACTCTGCGTGGGGTGGAGGTTGACATCGACCGCCATAAAGCCGAATTCAGTCTAAGCAACATTCGAGTAGCAAAGTTTCATCAGTACGGAACAGAACATATGGCCAAACGTGAAATCATCTTCGAGCCGGCAGGTGCGAACAAGCGCTGGGGCAGGATGATGCGGGAATATCTCAAAGACGGCGGAGACGGAGATTTGTTCTAATGGCACTCCCCACACACCGATTGATGCATGGTGCACATTTTGCGAAGCAGTATGTCACCGACTATCTGCTAGGGGATCTTTCCA